TCAAAACTACCAGAGATTGCAGAGGAGTTCCATGACACAGACAGTTGTATACACGTTTCGGACTCGAAGATTGGCTGGGCCAAAGCCTATAGGGAACTTATTGCCATGCTCTATAGTGGTCAGCTTCCAAAGTGGGACGTCTCTGGAGTACGACCTGCAGGTGCCGCCCTCAGAACCTTTGGCGGCAGAGCGTCTGGGCCTGAACCTCTTGAGGATCTGTTCCGATTTACCGTTGAAGTCTTTCGGGGTGCTGCTGGACGAAGGCTTAGTTCCATCGAATGTCACGATCTCTGCTGTAAGATTGCACAGATCGTCGTTGTTGGCGGTGTCCGAAGAAGTGCCCTTATCAGTCTGTCTAACCTTACAGATGATCGAATCAGACGATGCAAGTCAGGACAGTGGTGGGTAGACAATCCACAACGTGGTCTTGCAAACAACAGTGCTTGCTACACAGAGAAGCCTGACTTCCCAGCCTTTTTAGATGAGTGGAAAAGTTTATATGAGTCCTACTCAGGAGAACGAGGAATGTTCAGCAGAGTTGCTAGTCAAAAGCAAGCTGCAAGGAATGAGCGACGAGATGCTACCTATGATTTTGGAACTAATCCGTGTTCAGAAATCATCCTCAGACCGTACCAGTTCTGTAATCTATCGGAAGTTGTTGTCAGGCCAACCGATAGTCTCGCAGACCTCAAACGAAAAGTACGTGTTGCGACTATCCTTGGAACTCTTCAGGCTACGCTGACAGACTTCCGGTACCTACGTAAGATATGGAAGACTAACACGGAAGAGGAGGCGTTACTCGGTGTGTCGTTGACAGGCATCATGGATCACCCGCTGCTCTCAGGGAGAGAAGACAATGCGAAACTTAAGAAGTGGCTTACGGCGTTACGTGAGGAAGCTATCGCTACGAATAAAGTATGGTCTGATAGACTTGGGATTAATACTTCTGCTGCTATTACTGCTGTTAAGCCCTCCGGTACTGTCAGCCAGCTTGTGGATTCTGCTTCGGGAATTCATCCGAGATACGCCAAGCAGTACATTAGACGCGTGAGGGCTGACTCTCGTGACCCTCTGTGTAGCGTCCTAGAAGCCGCTGGAGTGCCCGTAGAGACCGATGTAACGTCACCCACTACCAAGGTATTCTCCTTCCCTATGAAGTCTCCTGACGGCGCTGTGACAGCCTCTGAGATGGGTGCTATGGAGCAACTAGAGCTATGGGAGATATATCAGGACTACTGGTGTGAGCACAAGCCTTCCATGACCTGCTACTACCGGGACAATGAGTTTCTTCAGGTGGGACAGTGGCTGTACAACAAGTTTGACAAGATCAGCGGTATCTCGTTCTTGCCTTACTCAGACCACACGTACCAACAGCCTCCTTATGAACCTATTGATGTGGCTACGTACAAGAAGCTAGTGAAGGACTTCCCGAAGGAAATATCGTGGGATATAGAAGAGGCCAGCGATATGACTGAGGGTAGTCAACAACTGGCCTGTACAGGTAACAACTGTGAGTTATAGCGTCACGACATGAAGATGATTGAGTAACCCTCAGACTTACCTACGTCCTCTGGCTTCTCTTTAGGGTCATAGGGCGTAGGTATTCCTTCCGCTTGCATCTTCTTGATACGATCCTTTGACTTCTGACACATCGTGTGGTACTCCATAGATGTGTAATTTACTGTGTGGTCTTTATCTTTCTTCATCAATCATTTGTCCTGTTTCAATTAACACACCTGCTGCCATTAATTCAGCGCCTCTTTGTTTCTTTGCGGGTAGCTCAGAGCATCCATCGCATCACTAAAGAGAGAGTTCTCGGCCGTTTTATTCCTCGTATTCTTTCTCTAATTTAGCGGCAGCAGCTTCTAAGGCTACCCAAGCAGCTTCTTTTGATTTTAATAAAGAGGCTTTCTGTTTCCCTCGCCTGTTCCCTTAAGGCTTTTCTCATTTCATAGAAGTCATTGTTGCTGGGCATCAGCAGCTTCCTCCCTGTTTATTTCTGCCAGCATTTGATTCAACATGATTCTGTCTGCCCGTAGGTTTTCTAGTGTTTCCTTAGTCACGTTAGCGCCACGAGACAACTGATTAGTCAATCTCAGAAGGTCTCTTACCACTGCTTTTCTGTTGGCTGGTTTTAAAGCCCTAGCTGCCCCGTAACCAACAATTGCTCCTCCTAACGCAGAAGCTAGAGCAGGATATTGAGTTAATAAGCTAGTTCCAGCGCCTATCGTTACGCCAATAGCAACAGGCGTAGTAGGAAAACTAATTCCTATACTATTTTGTAGGTTTTTTAAGCCTCTACTAATTACATTAGACCCAACAGACTGACCAGCCTTAACGTCTACAACATCTTTTGCCTTGAAAGTCATGTTCATGCCGTTGAGTGACTGATAAGCGTCATCGGTAGGAAGCAACCGTAAAAACTCTTCGTTAAATACGTTTCTAACCTGTACTCCAACCTTGTCTTTTGCAGAAGAAACATCAGGCTGATCTATGTACCCTTTAGGCTTCCTCTTGAAAATTTGCTTGTCTAAGTCTCTCCGCAGGTCTAAAATGTCTTTAGCTGTTATATCGCCATTTTTATCTACTAGGGCTTTGATCTTTTGTTGGGTAACTGCGATGTAGTTCTCCGCAATCTTTCTTCCTTGGTCTGTCAAATCAGCAAAGTCAGCAGAAGACCTAAAATCGTCTAGTGAATACTTCAACGAGTCCAGAAGATCAACCCCCTTCATCTTAGGATTACCAGCGTCCTTGACTGTCTTCTGTAATCTACCTTCTAACTCAGTTAAGTGGTTATTTAAAACAGCAGAGTTTTTAGCAGGGTTACTACTGGCCTTATATTCAGGTATTGTTTGTAAGTAGTCAATTACGTCTACTTCAGCAGGATCAGGCACGTATACGTTAGTCTGTAGTGGGCCTTTAGGTTCTACCCTTCCTCTTCCTTGTGTAGCACTCGTAGGTTCGACGGTTTTTGCTATTTGCTGTTTTTGTTCGGCCAGCCGAGCTTCCGTAGCCGCCGCAGTAGCACTTCTTATGGTAGAGGGAGAAACTTCAGGAATCCGAGGCAAAGAAGTCTTAGGCCCACCTACAGATAGAGCGCCAGCTATCTCAAGAGTAGTCGCTTCTCTTGGGTACTTTTCCGATAGTTCAGTGGCAAGTTCAACGGCTTGCCTGATTGGGGAAGCATAAACAGACTCTTTGTACACACTAGAAGCTACGTCAGCTACTCCGGGAGCGTAACGCTGTATCATTTCTCCCACAACGCCTAATGCTGTTTCCCCAGCCGTTGTTATACCAGCAGCAGCACCCAAGACTCCGTAAGGAGTTGGACGTTCTCTAGGGTCATACTCTTCGGTAGTGTAGGCTTCAGCGTATCTCTCTCGTGTCTGCCTAAATCTTTCTGGCGTTTCTTGGATATACTCTGATAGGTCTACTGGCTCTCTTTCTTGCTTAATAGACTCTTTTTGTTTTTGTATCTCAGCGTACTGAGAAGAGGCGTATCTAAGTATTTGTTCTTCTGTTGCGCCTTCTGGATGGTTTACTGGGATCTTAGATCCGTCAGGAGCAGTTACCAGTGTTTGTGGCATTATTGCTCTCCTATCGAAAATCCAGCAAACTCATTATAAGGCGGAACATCCATTGGAACAAACGTCCCCATGTTTTCTTCTCCGTAAGATTTTGCTGTCTTTCCTCTAACCGTGTTGTAGTTGTTGATAGACTCTACAGCAGCCCTTCGGTAAATGTTTAGCATATTCTCTAGAGCCTGTGCTTGAGAAGTTATGTCTCCACCTACCATGTTTTGAGTGTACTCCCTGTCAGCATCAGTAATACTAGTACCTGAACCAAACGCCTTAATTTCTGTTTTTACTAGGTTTGCGACTTCCATCATAAACTCTTGGGCGTTAGTTACTTTTGGGTCGTAACCGAGGCCAAAGAACTCAGCAACCCTACGAAGCCCTAACTCTACGTTTGCTGCTAGTCCTGTAGGCATACCACCTATTCTAACAAGCTGTCTGTCGATAATTGCTAGCTTGTCTTGCGCTGCTTCTGCCTTATCCCTTAAATCAACCAAGTCTTTAATTGACTCGTCTCCGAGAGCTTCAATAAACCTTTCACTTTGCTGCAAAACCTTACTTACTTCTGGCGCAGGACGTACCAAACCAGCCTCGTAAGGCAAAACCCACTTGTCACCAGTATCTCTAGTTTTAACCTTGCCGCTAGAAGATACAGCCACAGAAACAATGTCTCCCGCTTCGTTAGTCCATGCCTCTACATCAGCATCCACTTGACCATTAATAATGTTAGTAACGTCATCATCTGTCAGTGTCCTAACATCATAGTCTTGAGGATTTAACCCAGCGCCTTGAAGCCTTCGACTGTTTTTAGCGGGACTCGCGGGTAGCCTCTTTATTTGCTCATCAATTAATTTCTCTCTTATCGGCTTTAGAGTTTCTTGGTCTGGGGCAAGACGTATCTCTTTAGCCAAGTCATGTAATTCTAGACCAGCAGCAGTAGTAGCTAGTTGTTCTTTTGATTGAACAAAAGCCTCTTTCTGTGCCATAGCTGCTCCAGCCTTTTGAGCCATTTGAGCAAACGCAAGCGCCTGTTGTTCCATTCCGGGAATCTGAGAAAGCTGCTGTGCTGCTCTAGACAAGTTGGTAGGATCTTGCGTTCCAACTGCTGCTGTGCCTAACTGCATGATAGACCTTAGTTGTTCTTCCTTGGCTTTTCTCTCTTCCTCTTCTCTTGCCCTTCTAGGAGCAGAGCCAATAGCTGAACCCAGATCAAACAGACCTTGACCAAAAGACGGGTTAATCAATCCTTGAACTACTTGTTGTCCAAAACGTGCCATTAGTTATTCTCCTATTTACCGCCAAGACCAAAGACACCGCCTAGCAAGCCAGTGCCTAAGTTACCCATAAGCTCTGCTTGTCCTAAACCAGAGGCAAGCAACATATCCAAACCGCTAGCGACACCTTCTCCGTAAAGTCCGGCACCGTAAAGCTGACCGCGTTGCTGAAGCTGTGGGAACAATTGTGATGCCTGTTGAGCCGCAAGCAGTTGCTGTTGTGGCATATAGCTTGCGCCTAAGAACTGACTTCCCAGTGCCGCCTGCTGTGCCTGCTCTCGCTGTGCTTGTTGCATTGCTCCTAACATTGCGGTGTTCTGCGCTTCTGACTGCGCCTTAGCCATTGCTAGCTGCTCAGGCGTACCGCCAAACATGGCTGTTCTAACACCGCCCCTGCCCTGTGCCTGTAATCGTTCTTCCAGAGCAAGGCGCTGACGTTCTTCTTCGGGCGTCTGCGCGGCCCTCATACGCTCATATATAGCTTGCTCACGTTCAGCAGTAGGGCCAGCAGCCGCGCTAAACATACCCGCTGCATCTCCAAACATCTGCTGTTGAAACGCAGATTCTGTAGGAGAAGCACCCATAGTTACTTGACCTGTCTCTGGATCGTAACCAAACATGGAGCCTGTTGAAGTAGTGACACCAAAAGGCTGAAACTTAGACTGCGCTAGACCAGTTTCGCCTAAAAGCTGACCCTTTTCCATGCCAAGGTCGCCTATATCTTTTAGACGATCATAAGCTTCTTTGGTTAAAAGACCACCGCCAGCAAACCCCAAAGCGTTCATTATGTTCTTATTACCAAACAAAGACCCTAAAAAATTCCCTAAAGCATCTAAACTCATAATGTTTTACCCATCAATGCTAATACGTTAATTTCCTGAATTGAAACTTCAGATCCGTTCATCTCAGTCTCTATGCCTACGGTAATAATAGAACCACCGCTAGTTGCGTTAATAGACTTTCTGGTAATAGACGTACCACCAGAAAACTCAGCAATGTTAAACTCTGCGCCTTGGTTGTAGAACGCTATAGAGCTAGTGTCACTACCTAATGCAAACGAAGCTGACTTATAGTTTTCGTCTAAGTCATATGACCACTTAACGAATACCGTTTCTGTGCCACCGCCTACTATTGTTGGTCGTATCTTCTTTAGAAACTTTGTTTTAGACGGATCACCAAAGGTTAAACCGGGGCTGACATACTTAAACCGATAAGACTCTCCTTCGTCTAAATAAGTGTCGTACTCACCTATACCTGACGTTGTTCCTGTGTACAGAGTTCCGTCTGTAGGCTTACGCTCCCATGCTTCAAACTTTGATCCGGGCCACACAGTAGCACGATACGCGCCGTTCTCTAGCCTACCTCGTAGGTCAAAACACAGCGTCGTGTTCTCAGCAGGAAACGTAATCAAGTAAAAAGAGTTTTCTGGACTGTACACAGACGCAGTAGGCGCAGCCCTGTTAGCAATTAACGCAGTCAGTTGACTCTGTATGTTTCTACTCAAGTCAGAAATAGGCAGAGCCTTTTCTTGTATTGCCCGTCCTAAACTACGCAGTCCGTTTTCTGACATAAACAAAACGTCAGTGCCTATGTACTGCACAGAGTTTCTACAAATACAGCCTAGTCCTGCAACAGTATCCGTAAGCGCCATAGTTGCTGGAGAGTTAGCACCGCCGTACACAAGAATGCTGTGTCTACCAAAGATAATCAACGAGTTGTTGTGGGCTGCTAATGCACGTACTTCATCGAACCCGTCAGGCCACGCTTTCTCTACGTTAATAGAACCACTAGAACCGCCTGTCCAGTCTGAGCCTATCAGCAAGTCAGACCAGTAAATCGTGTTGTTATCAGTAGCAGTGCCTACGCACCACAGCCTACCAAAAGCTGCCAGCGCCTCGTGACAGTACTGAGCAGAAGAC